GCCGCTTGGCTTCTTTGTACGCTTGGTAGGTGTCTTGGCAGTCTTCTTGGATTCGCTCTCTTGCATTTTTTAGTGTGTTGAAAATTGAACGTGCTGAAATCTTGGTCTCATCCGCTAACGTGCGAATTGACATATCGGTGTTGTGGTATAGTGCAAATATCTTTTTGTCGTACCAATGCCAGTCAGTTTGTGTTGACCAGACCCTGTCGTAAAGTTGGATGAGTTGCACCTCTGCATCTTCGTTGGCCTCCTCGTAGATAAACTCCTCAAGGATGTCAACGTCTACAAATTCAAATCTTGCTCTTTGGCGCATCAGGGTGGCGTACATATTGCGGAGCGTAACGTACACGAAGAAGGTGTTGACCTCCGTTTCGTTGTACATTATCTTCTCGGCATCGTCAACGTACTTGTACAACCTAACGTACATCTCCTGCACAAGCTCTTGAGCAAGGTCATCGCTTGCGCCAAAGCTCTTGCACATCCGAATCCAATCGGTTTGCCGCTTTGCTAATACTGCGAGGAGTCCCAAGTGATTTCTACAATTACAACAAACAGAGCAAATTGCACCGTGTGCATCACAATATCTTCTTCAAGGTAGTCGGTCTTTGACCAGTTAGCCCCTACGATAAGTCCATAGATGGGGTAAAGTCCTACGTTAAAATTCATCAAATGTGCGTTTAAGAGTTAAGTATAGTTCTTTATACTTAGATAACTCCGCTACCACCTCATTGAGTTTATTTAGTTCCTGCTCCATCGCCTCAAAGTCGGGCTTGTCAATGCAGGCCATCGGGTTCTCCTCAAGAACGCAGCAGGCTACCTTGTAGTAGTGCTGATAATCCCCGTAGATAAGGCGGTCTTTATGCATCCTTACGGCATACGCCACCGAGCTATGGTCTTTGTCTATGGCCTCACCAAGTTCGTGGAGCGTGGCGTGGTTGCGGAATGCTGATACGAATGCTGCTCTTGCAGTAGATTCTTTATGCGCACGGCTTCCATTGTCTTGGAATCCCAGACGGGCATAGTACTGTTCCTTGCTTACTTTTAATTGGCGTATTTCAAATGGTCTCATTAGCATTTGCAGCGTTTTGCTCTGCCCTCGTTGTAATTGGTTATTATTTTGGTAATTGGCATAGTGAAGTGCTTGTGGTCTGAAAGTCTTTTGAACTTCATCTCACTCGCCCATTCCACTAAATTGTCATCTTTGTCTTGGATAATGGTGTAGTCCACCACGAGGTAGTCCACTCCATCTACTGCAAAGCATTCGTACTTTTGAAAGGGGGAGAATATCTGCCTCATAGATTGTCCTCTATTATCCCTTGCAGGCGTTGTATCTCGTAGTGCATCTGCTCGCTATCAACTCGCAGCTTGGCGTTGGCAAGGTACATCTCATTCATCTTGCCTTCGGTGAATTGGCGGTAGTCAATGAACTGCTGAAGTAGTAGGTCTGCGTAATGGCAGCTCATAACGTGGTGCAGGATGTCATCTTGTACCTCTCGGCCTTTTGCTTTGTCTGCTGCTTGCTGCGCCAACCACATCGCAGTACCCGCAAGCATCAACTGCTTCTCCCTTATGTAAAGGTCGTGGGAGTCATCAGAAGGGTACATCGCTCGCAGGGGTTTCATCTGTTTTTATCGGCAGCAAGTTACGCCCGTTTATCACAAAGCCAACATTACCTAACACGCTCTGCAAAACAAGCGGTGTCTCAAGGGGCGTGATGCGCCCACCCGATTCCATCTCCTTGACCTTCCGAACGTGGATGTGGGTGTATATCCAATCGGTTTCGTGAGCTGCAAATCGGTGAATCACGATTACACAGTCCGACCTGTTGCCCCACTTACCGCCACCTTCAATGTCTGATGTGTTTGGGGGCATCGCCATCCCTTCATACTTGTGACCTTTGTAGAATGTCTTGCGCATTGCTTCGGTAACAGGGTGGGCGTTTACGATAGTGGTGACGTTGTTCTGATGTGCAAATACCCGAAGGGCAGAGGCTACCTCGTAGTGGTATTCGTGCATCCCTGTCTTGCCTAATTTCTTTTGGTCTGTTGATAGGGAGTTGTAGGGGTCTATTAAAGCACCTGTGTAGTTCCACTCGTTCTTGATAGAGTTCATCACCTCAAGTAATTCAAAGGCCGTAAAGAGCCGATTGCCGTCAATAAATTGAAAGTACTCGTTAATGAAGTCAAGCTTGCGGTACATCATCCCCTCATCTATGCCTTGTATGGGTTTGCATACCAAGAACTCAATAAGCTTGCGCTTGAGGCTCGGTACTTCGTTCTCTGCGGAGTAGATAAGCCACTTCTTGCCGAAGTTGTACGACTGCAAAAGCATTAGGTAAAGCAGGGTGTGGGTCTTGCCTACGTTAGCGTGGCCTACTACAACCACGAACTCACCGTCTTTGAGTCGTAGGTATTGGTCTACCTCATAAACACCGAGCTTGCCCGTGTCGTAGTACTTGCCCTTGAGGGCTCTCTGGAGGTATGGTAACGAAGATTCGTTAGGTAGTAGGTCGGGATGTATCATTGATTCTGATTGGTTAGCAAATATAACAAAATAGTTGACATAAAAAAACCCCTCCGTAGAGGGGCTTCACACAACGACCTATTAAAAACCAATCAGAAAGGGTCGTTGCGATTTGCGAAATGCTCGGTGTGTGATGCAGGGGCAGCGCTCTGCCCTGTCATCCAAGCGTTAAAGGTCTCTGCGTTGGCAAGGATGGTGTTCACATCGTGTTGCGCAGCACAAGCGTACTCAACCGCAGCCTTTAGAGCAACCTGTCGGATGATTGAAAGTGAGCGCTCATCGTTATTTTTAGGCGCAGATGTAGCTGATTGGTTATAGCCTCCACCTCCACCAAAAGCATTAGCACGTTGGATTTTCACCGTACCCTTTTCATTCTTGGTGTACTCCACATCTTCACCTACGGCATAGGGTGGTGTTTGTGATTTGGCAAAGGCAGTACCGAAGTCTCCATTGTCAAAGCGAACCTCAAGCTTGAATAAATCTTGCCATTGGCCTGTTGGGGTGATTGAAATAATTTTTGACATAGTATAGATTGGTTTTAGATAAATAGAATTGATTGCTGCTCCAGAACATCAATACGAGCTTGAAGCTCTTGTATCTTGTTTTGAAGTGCTTGGATTTGTGCTTGTTGCACTTGCACCATCTCGGTGTAAACGTCTGAACTGAAGGATAAAGTCATAACTGATTGGTTTTAAGTTATGCAAATATACAAAACTATTCTGATACCACCAAACCCGTGAAGGTTATTTCTGCCGTGTCTTTTGGAATTGATTTGTCGTGAACCATCTTTAGCGACTGGACATAGGTGCGTGAGTCATCCTTTACGCCACCCCAAGTCTTGAATGCATCCAGAGCAAACTTCACCGCCATAATAGCATTGTCAATATCGTAGCGGTAGTTGACCTTGCAGAGGATTTGTACATCGGTTATCTGCTCGCAGTCGTACTGCTCAAGCTGAAGCGTTACCTCTTGGCAATGTTTGGTCTTTGCCTTTGCTCGGATTGTCCAATGCTTGGATGCGTAGAAGGCGTTGAGGCTTGGCACTTTGCCGACTACCACCTTGTACGTTTTCAGTTGTCGGGTATCAGATAGCCGCATTGGATGGCGAAGTGCAGGTCTATCTTGGCAATCTCACCCAGTAGCTCTTGTTCTTTGTATTTCGCCTGTTGGCGAGCTTGGTATGAGGCTTCGCAGTTAGACATCAGCGTAGCACACTCCTCCAAGATAAAGTCTATCTTCCTGCGTTTGGCAGGGTTAGTATAGTACTGCATATTTTCCTGTTGTTGTTTGGCTTCCTTCGCTTGTTGCGCTAATGGTTTGCTGCTCATCTTGGCGTTCAAGTTCAAATTGTAGGTGAGCGATGGCCTTGCGGATGTCATCGCAGATAGGATTATGCGGTTTCTTGCCTGCACGCATTAGGTAGGTGAGGGCAGTTCCAAGATTGTAATTATCAGGTTGGAAGTCCATCACCACATCCTTCGCCTCTATCTTCAACGTCTTGCCGATGTAGTACTTTGGTGTCATTAGCCAAAGGTACATCATCCCAATAAATGTAGATATGGTCATTCATTATTTAGAATCATTACAAATTAGCATAAGTACTTGCGTATGTCAATTTTATTTTGTTTTTTATCAAAGTTGAATAGTTAACTTGATTAGTTACTTAACTTAATCAACTTTCAAGTTGATATTAGTTAGCAGTTAGTCAACTCTTAACTTAACCAAACAACTTAAAGAAAAAGAAACTTAATAAAGAAAAAGAAAGAAGTTGCGTTGTAACGCATCCAAATACCTCAAGGCATACACTTATACCATTTTAGTATTTAAGTGCAGCAGAAGCCAAATAAACCTACTCTACGAGCTTATCTATCCACTTCTTGATGAAGTACGCAGCGACAAGGATAAGCCCAAGCGTAACTGCTGCACCCTCAAAAGTCCATCCCCTCTGCTTCTTCTCCTTCGTTAGAATCTTGGTTTGTGTTACTCTGATGGTATCGGGCAAGCAAGTTGCCTCAACGAATACCTTTCGGTCTATGTACTGGAGCTGCAGACGTACCTTGTCTTGGTAAATGGTCGTGTCCTTGTAGAGTTCCAG